GAGAGCTTCTCCCGCGGTAACAACACCCTCTGATCATGAAAATCCAGATCCGTAAGCAAACCACGCTGTCGGGTCAGGTCGTCCGAGTCGGGGAAGTCCATGAGGCTTCCCCCTCTGATGGCAATTTTCTGATCGGCATCGGGTTCGCAATTTTGGCGCCTGAGCTGGCGCCTGAAGCAGCTCCAAAGGCACAGCCTGAAGAGCCCAAACCCAAACCAAAACGCCGGAGGAAATCAGGCAATGACCATGAAGAATCTGGGGACCAAAACCACGGTTCTCAGCCTGCTGCCGAATGACGTGGTGACCGCTAGCGGCACCGGGTCGGCCATTGATCTCGTCGATTACGAGGGCGACCTCGCTGTTGTGCTTGACGCTGAGGCCGGTGGGGCCAGCATCACCTACGCGGTGAAGCTGACTGAATCCGACACCAGCGGCGGCACCTACACCGACGTGACCAACGACGCATTCACTACCACCACTGCCAACACCGCACTGGTGGAAAAAATCAGCGTCAATACCGACAGCATGAAGCGTTACGTCAAGGCTGACGTGACCGTTGCTGGTGGCACTGGCGCTGGCGCTGTGAGCGTCGTTGCCCTGGGCTCTAAGAAGTACGGCTGATCATGGCCATCACTGAGGATCTGGACGTTTTCTTGGCCGACTTTGGCGTTTCCTGCACTGCGGGTGACACCACGGCCAACGGAATCCTGGACATGCCCAGCCAGGTTGTGAGCGACGGCATGGTGCTTACCACCGATTACACGCTGACCACCAGAACCTCAAACTTCGGAAGTCTCGTCCGTGGTGACTCGATCACTGTGGACGGGACTTCTTACACCGTTAGAGAGACGATGCTTCTCGATGACGGCAAATTTGTTCAGATCGCATTGCAGCGGACATGAGCCACACGATCGTCGGCGGCAATGCTGATCGCCCGGCCAACATTCATGCGTTTGACACGGTGACCAATGTTGGCACCTCAAACACCATTGAAATTGACGGCACCCGTATCACCGTGATTCAGGTGATTACTGGTGGTCAAGTCACGCACACTATGCAGGGTTCCCTAGACGGAACCAATTGGGCTGATTTGGAAACGTCCAAAACAAAAGACGTCGGCAACCATATCGACAACTACGACGGTTATTGCTTGCGTTATCTGCGCCTAAACGTGACGGCGAGCGCAGCTGACCGCACAATTACAGCAACTGTCTGCTGCGACTCATGACGACGCGCCGTGAAGACATCCTGGCGGAGATCGCTAGCACGCTGGCAGAAACGACGGGCGTCGGCTCGCGCATTTACCGCAGCCGGGTGGAGCCACTAACTCGTGGTGAATCGCCTGCGCTGGTCATTGAGCCGATCAGCGACACGGCAGAGCAGAACACAAGCCTTCCCAAACTTGACTGGAGTTTGACCGTCAGGATCAGTGTGATTGTGCGCGGCACGATTCCTGATCAAACCGCTGATGCAACGGTTCAGAGTTTGCACAGCAAGCTGATGGCGGACTTGACATTGGATGGCAATGCTTATGACATCCAGCCCGTCGGCGTGAGTTTTGATTTAGTCGAAGCCGACCAACCTGCGGGCGTAATTAGCTGCGATTACTTGGTGCGATACCGCACTGCGCTTGCAGATCTCACCACTGGGTAGTAGCTACGATGATTGATGAAAACCAAGGTTTGGGAGGCAGTTACCTCCTAGATCCAAAAACCGGCAAGCGAAAGCTCGTCGAGCGGACACAGCCGGCCCCTCACCCCCAACCAGAGGTAGCCACCGATGGCATCAGTTCTGACCCGCCGGCGTCTGCTGTTGGCGAAAATCGAGTCAACGTACGCAAGCGACAGCTCGCCAACCGGCACTAACGCGATCCTGGTTCGCAACCTTGATATTCAGCCTTTGGTGGCTGACACGGTGAACCGCGATCTGGTGCGCCCTTATATGGGTCAGGCCGACCAGCTGCTGGCTCAAACCCGCGTCGAGGTGACGTTTGAGGTTGAGCTTGCAGGTTCTGGCACTGCCGGCACCGCTCCCGCTTATGGCCCGCTGCTCCGCAGCTGCGGCCTGGAAGAGACTCTGGTTACAGATACCAGCGCGACCTACGCTCCGGAATCCAGCGGTTTTGAGAGCAGCACTCTCTACTACCACCAGGACGGCATTCGTCACAAGGTCACTGGCTGCCGCGGCAGTTTTGAGATCTCGGGCGAGGTTGGCGGCATCCCTGTCATCAGCTTCTCGATGACGGGCATTTATAACGCCCCGACCGACGAGACTCTGCCTACTCCTACTTACAGCAACCAGGCCACCCCGTTGCTGTTTAAGCAGGGCAACACCAGCAGCTTCTCCGTTTTCGGATTTAGCGGCGTGATGCAGTCCTACAACTTCAACATCGCCAACTCGGTCGTCTTCCGCGAACTCGTCGGCGGCAGCCAGGAAATTTTGATCACCGACCGCGCACCCAGCGGCACTGTGGTGATTGAAGCCCCGACCATTACGGATAAGGACTTCTTCACCGTTGCTACTGGCACCAGCACTGGTTCGATCACGTTCCAACACGGCAGCACCGCAGGCAACATCGTCACGATGACCACCGCCCAATCGGATCTCGGCAACCTGACCTATAGCGACAGCGATGGGATTCAGATGCTGAATATGCCGTTCATTGCCGTTCCGACCAATTCAGGCAATGATGAGCTAAGTCTCGTTTTCACCTAAACCTTGGCGTTTGTTCTAAAACGGTCTGGCTCTTATTCCTGGCCCGTCAATTTCGACGTTCCCGTCGATGGCGGCCGGCATGAGCGCCAGACTTTTGACTGCGAATTTAAGCATCTGTCTCAAACTCGCATTCAAGAGATCACCGACGGCATTGGCACTGATGAGCTAACGCCGTTGGAGGTCGCTTCTGAGGTTTTGGTCGGCTGGTCCGGCGTAACTGATGACGAGGGCAAAGAGGTGCCCTTTAGTCAGAAAAGCATGGCCGAGCTGCTTGAGGTTCCGATGTTGGCTGGCGCCATCGTGATGGCGTACTTCGACAGCCTGCAGGGAGCCAAAAGAAAAAACTAACTGAGGCCGCAGAGCATTGGGCAACCGGCGGCGTCATTGATGAGGTCGCCGACGATGCCGCGGCCATGGGCATTGAGCTGCCGGATTTGCCTCCCCCACCTGAAGAAAATTTTGAGGTGTGGGAGAACAACTGGGACATTGTGCAGATGTTCCTACGCCTGCAAACTCAATGGCGGACCAGCATGGGTGGAGTGACGGGTTTGGACTATACAGCGGCGCAATGGCTGTTTAAGCTGTATGCAGTAGAAGAGCCGCGGGAGCTGCTGGAGGGCCTGCAAGTAATGGAGGCCGCAGCAATGAGCAAGCTCAATCAATCCAGCTAGCCATGACCCTGAACCGCGACGCTGCTTTTCGTTTAAAGGTCAACGTTGACGGCGCCAATCAGATCAGCGCGTTCAACCGCAATCTGAAAGGGTTAGAAACTACAGCAAAGCTAAACAAGGCCCAGCTGGGCCAAATGAACATCCAGATCAACCGCATGGCGCGGGAGGCTGGAAACACCACGGCTGGGATCCGTCAGCACATTGCTGCGCTGACAACTCTTCGGGATCGCGTTGATCTCAACAGCAACGCCTACAAGCGCCTCGGCCGTGAGATCGACCAACTGCAGGTCAAACTCAAGCGAGCTACTGGTGGCATTGCTGGTGCAACTGGCGGTGCTGCTGGTGCAGGGTTTTCCAGCTCGCTGTTGGCATTTGGAGCAAAGACAGCTGCTGTCGCCGCTGCTATCAGCGGTGCTGCACTCTTTACCAAGCAAATTGTTGATGTAGGCGTTGCGTCGGTTGAATCAGAGCGTCGCCTCAACCTGCTTAGCCGTGGTTTCGATGATTTTGCTCGGGTGCAGGATGCTGCATCCGCTGCAGCGACAAAATTTGGCCTTAGTCAAGTTGAGGCCAATCAGCAGTTTGCGCAGATCTATGCGCGCTTGCGGCCAGTTGGCCTGAGTCTTAAAGAGGTCAGCGCTGTCTACAACGGTTTTAATACCGCCGCCAAGCTGAGTGGAACTAACTCGCAAGAGGCGGCTGGCGCATTCCTGCAGTTAAGCCAGGCGCTTGGCTCCGGAGTTCTGCGAGGCCAAGAACTCAATAGCGTTTTTGAGCAGACGCCGGTCATCGTCCAAGCAATCGCCAAAGAGATGGGGGTTGCGATTGGCGAGATTCGAGATCTTGCCAAAGAAGGCAAAATTACTAGCGACATTGTTCTGCGCGCTCTGCAAACTATCGAGCGTGATGGTGCAGACAAGCTGGCTGAGGCAATGAAAGGCCCGGCTCAGCAATTCAAAAACCTTTCGATTGAAGTAATTAGCCTCAAAGAAGCGATTGCTGAACTGGCGCTTCCAGTTGTTATTGACTTAATTCGTGAGCTTGGCGACAGAACGGCTAACGTCACGCGATTTGTCAACGATTTTGGTGATGCGTGGAAATACGTCAATACGCAAATCGCATTTGTCAAACCAGGAATTGAAAACCTGCAGAAGTTTCTGGACCGCATCCCTACGTTTGCTGTTGCAAAATCAGGCAACCAGCTGCCTGGTCGGATTGCTGGATTTGTCCAGGAGCTGGCTCGACGCCAACGCCAGGCGGAAAAAGATGCATTTATTGGCCCACCGGCGCCTGAGTTTTTTGGCCCCGGTTTTGGACCTGATAAAACCAAGCCCAGGCCAACACCTGACAAGCCAACTGACCCGACAAAGGTCAAGGAAATCACTCAGTTCCAGCTGCAAGCGGGCAAGGAACTGCTGGCTGCACAACGCAGCGGCAATGAGCTGCTGATTGCTGAGGCTCGCTACAAGGCCGGCATTGCTGCACTCGATCAGCAAAAGCTTGGCGTGCGTGCGCGTGAATTACGCGAAGCCGAGCTGGCCAACGATTTGCTGCTGACGCAGATTGACTATGCCCGCGAAGTTGGCTCTGCAGTTGCTGATTCTTTTATCAAGCGTCAGCAGTTACAAGAGAACTACAACCGCACGGTTGAGGAATTAAAGCTAAAAGCTGGCATTATCACGGGCGAAGAGGCCAAGCAGCTTGAGATTAAGCATCAAGTCGAGGCAATTCTCAAGCGCCTCCCTGGCTTGACTGATGAGCAGATTGCCAAGATCAAAGAATTGGTCGCCGCAACTCAAGAGCAAGGCAAAAGCTTTAAGGAGTCATTCCAAGACAAAATCGACGAATACAAAGAAAGCCTGGCTGACTTTGGCGGCCAAGCTGCTGACGCTGTGATCAATGCCTTCAAGGGCATGGAGGACGCGCTGACTGAGTTCGTTATGACCGGCAAGATGAACTTCCGGGATCTTGCCAACAGCATCATTCAGGACATCACCCGAATCGCTATTCGTCAGGCGATTATCAAACCATTGGTTGGGGCATTGTTCCCTGACGTTGCAAGCGCCAATGGCAACGTCTTCGCTCAGAACGGGATTGTGCCTTTCGCCAAAGGCGGAATTGTTGACCGGCCAATGGTGTTCCCGTTTGCCAAAGGTGGCATTGGCTTGATGGGCGAAGCTGGCCCTGAAGCGATCATGCCTTTGAAGCGTGGCCCTGGTGGTCGCCTTGGTG